TATGCATCAAACTCAACCTCAACAACACAATCTTTATCGTTGATCGTGTTAATCAATTGCGGTTTATTGATATTTCTATGCGCCTTACCGAACAATGCAAAAGAAAGCGCATCAAGTAAAGTAGATTTACCAGCGCCGTTTTGTCCAACAATCAAATTAGTTTTGAAGTCTGTTAGGTTTATCTTGGTGAAACAATCACCGGTGGATAGAAAATTCTTATATTTTAAAGTCTTAAATGTAATCACGCTATTTCCATTGTCTGTGCTTCGACCATCAGGTCACGAACTAACGATTTCAATTTGTTTTTATCTAGATCAGTTTCTACTGCATCTATGTAAGTATATAATAATTTGTCGGTGTTTTCAACCGAAACTTTATCATCAGATACACTCGCTCCCAAGAACTCTGAAAAGTCTTCGGCGATCTGTAACCCATGAACTTTCCTTGCATTGATCCGATCAACAAACTTTTCAAACTCAATGGGTTTTGATTTGTTCATAACGACGACCTTAACAAATTTCTTGTCAAGATAAGCAAGGTTCTGCGTCGCGAGTTTCTTGAAATTCTCAGAAGTATCGTCGTAATATATTTTTTCAAATACCGTTTGTGGATTATGTATCGGCGTCAACACCCGAGATTCTGTATCGAGAACGTGAAAATATTTTCTGTCATCACAATCGTTCCAGAAAAATTCCATCTGCGAACCGAGATAATGAATATTATCTTGTGATGATTTCGTATGGAAATGCCCAGAGAGTACCATCTCAAAACGATCGAACAAAGATTTATCCATCCCTTCCGCGCAAAGAACGCCGGACTGCATTTCAAACCCTTGCAGTTCTAGGTGCGCGCCGACAATATCCGCCTTGCATTTTTTAATAAAGTCAACAGTTTTAGTTTCGTTTTCCGAATTGATCCATGGGATGAGGGCAATTTTCATACCGTCATATTCAACCACAGAAGGTTTTTCGATAATGCGAACTTCAGACATGTAATGACCGAGAAGTTCTTTAAGGGCGTTTAACTGATTGGTGTTCTTATAGTAGACGTCATGATTGCCTGGTATAATATCCATATGAATATTACGATCCCTAAGAACGTCAAGGAATATCCGACGGTTGTGATTAAGTGCTTTAAAATTGATCGATGTTCGACTTTCATAATAATCGCCCAGATGTAAAACTTTTTTAATATTATGTTCTTCCAAATAAGGAAAGAAAACATCACGATAAAACTGCTCTTGGTAATCCATAAAGATTTCAGAAGAGTTTCTGACACCACAGTGAGTGTCATTCAAGATTGCGATTTTCATATTATTCCATAAATTTAGTTAAGTCTGAATCAACTGTAATAGTTCTCTTTTTCCTTTTAGTTTGTTTGCCGTATTCCGAAACTTTGCTGTCGTTATCTTTAACCAAGTCAATGCGCAATCTAAGTTCGTCGACAAACGCTTGAGTCTTTTGATGAGCATAAGAATTGTCGCCTTCTTCTTCGACAAGAAACTCTAGACCAGACTCAAACAAATATTTGAGTTTGATATCTTGTTGCTTCTTTTCCTTTTCGATCCTGCGAAGAAAGGCATACCAAGATATTTGAGTGAAGTATGCGAATGCATTTGGTTTGCCTGTTCTGGTTGCAGTTTCTAGATTATAGTTTTCAATTGCTTTCAAACAATTCTCAACGGCATCCATAACCATTTCTTCTCGATAAGTGTACCGAACAAAATTAGACTTATGCGATAAACCTTCAGCAATCTTTAAGAAGCATTGAGCGACATAGTTGGGAACCTTGGGCGCTACATTACCTGCGGCGACCTGTTCGCGCTTATGCGATACGTATGCAACAACTGCAGCAGAAAACTCTGCATTGTTCACATAATGTGGTTTTTCTTTGGGTTTTAGTTTCTTCTCAGACATATCTAAACGCTCATTAATTAATTTAAACTATAGAGATATATTATAGTATTTTTAACAGGAAAGCAAGGGGGTTGCTTTTTTCTTAAAACTTTAGTAAAATAAAGCTTATCTCATCAGAGGAGTGTAGAATACATTTATTTCAGTGAACAGGAAATTTAATAATATTATTACTATCAGAATCTAACTCTGCCTCATACTCTTCTTCTTCAAATATTTCTTTTAATGAATTTGCAATATCAGCAAACTTTCTTTGTTGAGAATTCATGTGTTCATTTCTTCTTTCTGTTGAAGTTAAATGCATTTCAACAATAGCGCGTTGATACTGTTCTAGTAATATCGGGTTCGGACTAACAATCGCAATAACGTGTCCGCTATTAATCATCACCAGTTCCTGCCTCGATTCTATATAATGCAACCAAGGTTTGAACACATAAACTTTTTCTTGCAAAGAAGTCATCGACGGGGCGATTGTCATAATATCCCGAACAATAATTTCTTGCTGACCTTCTTCGATCCATTCAATAACTTCACAAATAATTTCTTCGCCACTAGTTAATTTAAACTGTTTGAAATCATACATATTATATTTTCACTTTTGTAACGCGATAAGGAAACTTCTCATTATTATATATCTTTGTTCTTTCGAAGCAATGCAGCAAGGTAAAGTTTTTATTCGAATTGAAATGTAAATCATCAGCGATATCAAATAACTTGGTATCCCTGTGATCATCACTCATTCGTAATCCTCTACCGATCGATTGGAGTACGCGGATCTGTGACTTACTAGGAGAAGCAAATATAATGTTATGAATGTTCCGAATATTAATGCCAGTGGAGAAAGTCCCCAAACTAGCAAGGATAATAGAATTTGTTTGCTTCTCAATAATACCACGGACTGCTTCCCGCTCGGTAGTTTTAGTCTCACCGGAAACATAAAATAGTTTTCGATCATCTTCGATACCGTCTTCAATTAAATCTCTTAAGACTTTACCATGTTTTTCTACTAAATTAAAAAGAACCAACGTATTACCATCTAATGATAACGCGAGGTTCCGAATAAACTTATTGCGAGGTTCATATGAAACTAAAAAGTCAATTTCCTCTTGATACGTCTTACCCACATGTTCTTCGCAGGTCTTAGTATCATATTCTAGCAATACAATATCTATATCTAATTTAGCTAAGGTTTTTTCTTCCTGAAGTTTAGCAGTCGTCGTAACCTTATGGACTAATCCAAACAACCCCTCGAGCACCAACTTATTAACCTGCGTCCCGTCTAGGGTTCCGGTTGTTCCGAATCGATACTCAGCGTTGACGCATTTGTTCATAATGGTTGACAAAGATTTCGCTTTAAATCCGTGACACTCGTCGCCGAATACAATGCCGAATTGCTCAAACCATTTTGGACCGAGTCTGTGTATTGATTGCCAAGTGCTGATTATAATCTTTTTACTTGTTTCCTTATCTTTACCCGAGTAAATGATATGGCAGTTCGTTTCGGAATCAAAACCATAAGAGGCAAAATCAGAAAACATCTGTTGGACCAAACTAGTTGTCGGCACAACGATCAACGCCGATTGATCATAATTATCTAGATACCACCTAAGAAGAAGATAGATGATAAAAGATTTACCAGATCCTGTCGGCGAAACAAGAACACATCTTTTGTTTTCAATGCCGTGCGTCACCGCGTCATATTGATAGTCCCTTGGTAAGAAAGGTATATTTTCAATCTTAGAAATCCATTTAAGAGTTTCCATGTGATTGATGGTATTTCTTTGATTGGGCGCGCCGAATTCAGAGTTAATGATTTGTACACCATATCCCCTGTCCTGAGCAAACTTTCTGATTCTAAAATATAACCCTGCATTGATTTCTCCAGTCATACGATTCAGCATATGTATCTGACCGTCCCAAACTTTTTTTCTATATGCCGGCATAAACTTATAACCGTCCACGTAAAAAGAAAATGCATCATACAGTTCTTGCGCAATATGGGGCGAACACTCGACCAATTGCATCATGCTATAATTGTTCAACTTGAGTTTGATCGTTTCCAATCTAGTTTTCTCTCATTTTATAAAAACCATATAATTTTACATACCAAGTAAATACGATGGGGTTTTGCTCATAGTTCGGTAGATTGGGAAAAGTCTTAATCAACTCTTTATGAATTTCGCTACCGGATAATTTTTTCAAATCATGTTTCATTAAAATCCTGCTTCAAACTTCTTCCATTCGATCATATTCTTAATTGTCGAGTGGCGCCATTTGAGGTTATCTAATATTTCCTTAAGAGTATCTATCACTGATTTAAGATACTGAATCTTCGCTTCGGACGCTTGCAGTTCAGGGTCTGCCTCGACGTAATGCTCCATATCCCCCTTGAGAATTTTTAACCCGTCGAATGGATCAGGATCCCAACCGAGTTCTACTACTTCTTCTTGAGACATTTTCCCGTTGTACCACAACCACTTCAACTTCATCAAATCTTTTTGCTTGAATTCATATTG